CGGGACGGGTGGCGCAGTTACTCAGGCCACAAGCAGAACGACAGGCGTCACGCTGAACAAGACGAACGGCGCGATTACGCTGGTCTCTGCGGCAGGCACTGCGACTTGGCAAAGCTTTACCGTAACCAATAGCACAGTGGCCGCGACTGACGTGGTTGTTCTCAGCCAGAAGAGCGGGACGGACTTGTATATGTTGGAAGTCACGGCGGTAGCTGCGGGCTCGTTCCGTATCTCATTTGCTACAACTGGCGGAACAACGACAGAGCAGCCGGTTTTCAACTTTGCGGTCATCAAGGCGGTGGCCGCCTAATGCCCTCGCAGAGACTTCCTTTCGGGGCTTGGTTGCCAGACGAGAGAAGTCTGGCTAACCCTGGCTCTATTACGGCCAAGAACGTGGTTCCCAATGGGGACTTGTTCCTGCCTTTCTATGGCCTTCAGACGACCTCAAACACAGCCCTAAGCGCATACGCTCGCGGAGCAATCAGCGTCTCTGACAGCGCGGGCAACGAATACACTTATGCCGGAGACGCGACAAAGCTTTACAGTCTTGCGGGAACGGGGTGGTCGGACGTATCCAGAACATCTGGAGCATATACTTCTGGAGCTATAACGGTCTGGGACTTTGCCAAGTACGGCGATAAAGTCATTGCGACTAATAGTGTTGATGAAGTCCAGATTATCACGATGGGCGGGGCAAATTTCGAGAATCTTGGAGGAAGTCCTCCGAAAGCCTCGTCTGTCGCGGTAGTCGGAGACTTTGTGGTCTTGGCGAATACTGACGACTCAGAGACAACCGTTCGGTGGTCTGGGTTTGGAGATGAAACCGCATGGACTCCAAGTCCTACTACGCAGTCTGACGTTCAACAGATTGCGGGGAATTATGGCTCTATTGTCCGCATCATTGGAGGCGATAAAGGCAACGTATTCTTTGAGCGCGGGATTGTCAGGATGGAGCGCGAAGGGCCCCCAACAACTTTCGGGTTTTATCCAGCAGAGCGTAAACGTGGCGCTATCTCTTTTGGCTCCGTATGTGATGCCGGGAACGTCATGTTCTATATCTCCAACGATGACTTATACATCTTTGATGGAGAGCAATCGCAGAACCTTGGCTCCGGGAAAGTAGCGCGCTGGTTCTTTCAAGATGCCGACCCGGCGTACTATTCCAGAATCAGCAGTGCAGCAGATTTGAAGCGCTCTCTTATTCTCTGGAGTTATGTAGGCGCGGACGCCCAAGCCTCTCAGCCTAACAAGATTCTTATTTACCACTGGCCCTCTGGGACGTTTTCGGTGGCCGAGATTGAGACGAATGCCCTGCACGCATATGTGTCATCTGGGTACACATTGGATGGCCTAGACGCCATCAGCGGAAGCCTAGATGCACTCACTGCTTCTTTAGACGACCCTGTATGGGCTCAAGGAAGAATCAACATCGGGGGGTTCAACTCCTCCAACAATTCCGGAGTCTTTGAGGGAACGCCCCTCACGGCGGTTTTGGAGTCCAAGGAGTTCGATGCTCAGCCAGGGCGAATTGCTTACGTCGACCAGACTCGCCCAATCATTGAAGGCCCCACCTCCACGATTACGGTGGAGCACGGCTATCGAGCGAACCAGAGAGACGAGGTTTCCTATGATGCCTCGGTCTCGATGAACAACGATGGGGCTTTCGACATTCGCAGAAGCGCCCGCTTCCACAGAGTCCGGGTGACCATTGCTGGAGGGTTCGAAAAAGCTTTTGGTGTAGACCTGAGGGCAAAGATAAATGGTCAGCGATAGGTCGGAACTGTTTGGCGGTAAGTTGGGGCAGGTATTGCCTGCAACGACTACTGCTCAGACGTTATTTACTGCACTTGCGACTACTGAAATCACGCGCATCCAAATCTGCAACGTGACAAATAACAACGTTTCTTATTACCTGTATCACAACGACACCGCTGCGACTTACGCTACTGCGAATGCGCTGGTGTTTAACAAGACCATTAGTGGTCATGCTGTTGAGGTTATCGAGGCAGCAAGTCAGGGCTCTGGGATTACCGTCCAGAAGAACGGCTCGCTAGGCGTTGCTTCTTCAGTTGCGAACCATCTTAATTTCACCGCTTACGGCATCGTCCAGAAAGTACGCTAACCATGGCTCGTTACGATGAATTAGTCTGGGACCCTATTCTTGCTCCGGTTGAGTCAGATTATGGAATTGATCTTTCTAATATGATGAACTGGAGGAGGCTTCCAAACGCTTCCTTGGGCAATATGGACGCATTTATTCATCCTGTCACTGGCGAAACATTTAATTCGTACAACGCACGGATTAACAATCAAAATGCACAATATCGGGCGCAAGAAGCCGCCAGACAGAAAGCGATTCAAGACTGGGTTGCATCGCCAGAAGGCATTGCTCAAACTGTCCGAAATCAATATGACATTTTCAACGGAAGAACTCCTTCACGACTTCAATACGAAACATGGCGTCCTGAGCAACATCAAAGCTATTACATCACAAGCCCATTTTCCTCTGGGTTTACTGCGCCAACAATAAACGATCCAACGCAAGGCGCAGCATATCAGCGCGCATGGACTGACTATTACCGTCAGTTTTTGCCATACGGCGTTGATAGCACGATGGCGTTTGATAGGCTTGGATCACAATTTCAAAACATCGGCGCATATCAATACATGATGGAGCCTGGTGGCGAAATGAGTGTGACTCCTGTGCCTAATCAGCCAGGATATAAATTCGACACAACATTCTCGCAGGCACAGCTTGACGCAGTAAAGAACGACCCAGAACTTTATAACTTTGCCCAACAATGGAATCAACAAGTCGCGGCTGCCGAAAACTGGGGCATGGATTTACAGAATCCTTACTCTGTTTTCTATAACGCAACACCACAAGGATACGAAGCGCCTGTCCGAGGGCAGACACAAAGATACGGCGTTCCCTTCGGAGGAGTTCCGGGGGCGCAAGGCATTGGGGCAACTAATGACAACCCCATTCCCGACACTCCCGGCGCTGGCTTGTGGGTATACGGAATTGACCCGAACAATCCGTCGCAGATTGCGCAGGCTTATAAGAGCATCTTCTTCCGAGGGGGAGATGAGGGCGCTGCGCAGGCATTAAGCGCATTTGCGCCTCGGCAAAACCCAGATGGGTCATGGTCTAAAGCAACTTCCATTGAGGACCTTTACAACTTTGCTGGGTCTCTGGATTCATATTACCGTCAGCTCTCGCAAAAAATAGACCTCCCCAAAAGCGGCATTTTTGATTCCATTGCCGGGAAAATCATTCTTGGGGGATTAACCTCCGCTCTTACTGGCGGCATTGGGTCTATTGTCGGCGGGCTTACTGGTAATGCGGCTATCGGAAATATTGCTTCTGCTCTCTCCAGCGCCGGCATCGGTGGAGCCACCGGAGGTCTTCAAGGAGCAATTACAGGCGGCCTCGGCTCTGCTATTGGTTCTGGTGTTGATTTCGCTGGAGGCGTTGGCGAGTTCATCCGCAACCCGCTTGATGCTTTAGGTGGCGCTTTTGACGTTGGCGCTGGGGCTGTTGGCGGTGGGGTTGGTGGCCTTCTTCTGGATGACATGGGCTCTGCTGCTCAAGTAGGCCCCGGCTCTCTGGCTTCTAATACTCCTCCGGTTACAGGGCAGATAATTCCTACTGAGAGCGTAGTTGTTACTGGTACTGTTCCTGCTGTAACAAATACCGGAAGCGCGATTGGCGCGGGGATTGGGAATATAGCGGGCAATCTTATTGGGGGTTCTGTTACTTCTGCTCCAGGCAATGTTTCATTTACCGGAAGTTATGTAGACCCCGCCACTGGAAATGTTGTTGAAGAATATACCGTTACAGGAAATGCTTCAGACACCACGGAGATTGGCGGCGGAGGAACCGCCTCCACAGCCATAGGCGCTGGAGCAGGGGCCGCCACTGGGCTATTGAATCCGACAACTGGCGGAGCTACAGGAATCACCGGCGGAACTACGGGGGCCGCCGGAGGAACGACAGGAACCGCCGGAGGAACGACAGGAACCCCGGCAACAACCGGAGGAACCACTGCCGGAACTGGATTGTTAGACCAAACGATTACTGGCGGAACAACGGGAGGCACCGCGACCGGAAGTGGAGCTGCCACGCAAGAACCAACCCCAGTTCAAGTCGGCTCTCAGGAGTGGCTAAACCAGCTTCTTGCTACCCAAGCAACGACATCACCCATGCTGCCCGTGAATCCGGTTAACTCATGGGCAAACTCTGGAATGGGGCAAGTTCAGGATTTTGTCAGCGCGCAAACGCCAAGCACTCCAGAAACTGGCTCTCAGGAATGGCTTAACGCCATTCTTGCTGGAGCTGGTCTTGGAGCCGCAGGGGTCGGCCTTGCTGGCTTAGGAGGAAGCAGTCCAGTCAATGGCTGGGCATTTAGCGGAACTGGCACACCCCAAGACTTTGTAACCCCAGGCGGAGGAATAAGCGATGGCGCAGGACTTGGTGGGGGCTCTGGCCTAGGAGACGGGACTGGCTTAGGCGGCGGACTTGGTGACGGAACCGGATTGGGCGGAGGATTGGGGGATGGAACAGGTCTAGGAACAGGCACCGGAGAAGGAACCGGGCTTGGTGCTGGCATTGGTGCTGGGCTTGGTCTCCTTGCAGATGCTGCCCCGATTGTTGATCAAGCGGTTCAGGCTACAAACAACCCGCTTGATTTTGGCCTTCCAGACCTTTCCATGCTGACAGGCGGAACTGCTGGAGGTCTCGGAGAGGCAACCGGCTCAGGAATTTATGGGGGCAAAATGGGTGGTTTTGAAGGAAAATATCCCAAGACGCCCAAGAAGAAAAAACGCGGGATAACCGTTCAGATTGCAGGAGCTAGACGCAATGCCTGATGTAATTACAACCACCGGCACAACCGCCCCATGGTCCGCGCAACAGCCGTATCTGACTCGGGGATTTCAGGCTGCGCAGAGTGAGTTTTTAACGCAAGACGCAGCCGGGAATTATCTTGGGTCGGGTCTTGAGTGGTATACCGACCCGACAACCGGAAGCACTTCTACCGTTTCCCCGATGGGCCTTGGCACTCGGCGACAAATACGGAACATCACCAATCTTGCAAACAACAGGAACATCCTGAATCCAGCTGAAAGGTATGCGCGTCAATCGATTGGAGGAAATTATCTTTCTGCCGACACCAATCCGTATCTTGCGGACATGGTGTCGGCCGCAAGCCAAGCGGCTAGGGAGCAGTTCACTAACGAAACGATTCCGGGCCTTAGCTCAAGATTCGGGATGTCCGGCAGAACCGGAAGCCCCGGCATGATGAATGCCTATAACTCCGCTGCTGCTGGATACGGAAGAGGCGTGGCAGATATTGCCACAAACCTCTACGGCACTGCGTACGAGAACGAACGCCAGCGCCAGCAAGAGATGGCTATGTATGCGCCGGAACTCCTGCAAGCCCGCACAGGGATGTATGGCTCGGCACTTGAGGCCCAGCAGCTTAGAGACGAACAGGCACAGCGAGAGCTTACCGACAGGGTTAATCGCTTTAACTTCTTGCAGCAAGCACCAGGGCAAGCTATCGCTAACTATATGAGAAACGTCTCTGGGTCTTACGGTGGCCAGACCACAAGTCAGCAGCCTGTCTTTGAGCCTTCTACTTGGTCTCAGATTTTAGGCGGATTGACTGCGGCTCAGCAGACCGGCCTTCTGGGCACAATCGGAAACTTCTTAGGCGGAATTTTTGGTTAAGGAAAGCACATGGCAAATCCATTTGACGCGCTGAATCAAGGTCTCGAAAGGCTTTCCACAAGCCCCTTGGGAATGGCCGGCCTAGGGCTTTTGATGCAGCCAAGCCAGAGCCTTACCCCAATCAACCCTTGGGAGTACGCAGCCCGAGGAATGCAGATGGGCATTCAGAACAAGCGGACTCAGCAGGAAGCTATGCAGCGCCAGCAACTTCTTCAACAAGAAGAACAGCGCAGGCGTATGCAGTACCTCATGGACATTCAGAGGTACCAGCAAGAACAGATTAAGTCACAGCAGGCAGAGCAGCAAAGGCGCCAGCAAGAAGAGGCCATGAACGCTGCTATCGGCAATCTAACTCCAGAGCAGCAGGCTATGGCGCGCGCCATTGGTCCTAGTTATTTAAGGGACATGGCCAAGAACGCCATGAAGCCCCCGCAGCAGACAAATCTAGAGCGGAACCTTATTGCGGCCGGACTACAGCCCGGAACGCCTGCATTTCAAGACGCAATGATGAAGGGAATCATGCGGCCTTCTGTGCAGATTGGAACGCCTGAAAAGCCGTTTTCACCTAGTGACCTTTCAAGAATAGAAGGGCCTAGCGGAGAGACTCCGCCAATTGGAATGACTCCTGAGCAGGCTCGGCAAGCAGGCTATAGAGTGCGGCAAAATCCGCCGACCGATACTCAATCAGTATCTGCGGGGTTCTACTCGCGAATGGCAGAAGCCAATGCACAAATGGACCAAAATCTAGAAGGAATTTTGGCTTCTGGAATTGAAAAAGCAAGGGCAGACGTTCCTTTAATTGGAAATTACACAGCTAGCGACGCATATCAGGTTGCAAATAATCTGATGCTAGATTTCGTCACTGCAAACCTAAGAAAAGAATCAGGCGCAGCTTTAGGGAAAGAAGAGACAGAGCGAGAATTTAAGAAGTATTTTCCACAGCCCGGCGATGGCCCGAAAAATATTGAAAGAAAACGGCAAGCAAGGCAGCTAGCCATAGAGTCAATGCGATTAAACGCGGGAAGGGCCGCGCAAGGGCGACAACCCACTATTAAGCAAAGCGCACCGGTAAGAAATGAAACAGACTTCCAAGAGCGACTTCGCAAATACGTTCCGGGCGCACGCTAATGGCTGAATACTCTTATGACGACCTAAAGAAAGCATTCATTGCCGCAGACGCCGCTGGAGATGCCGAAAGCGCCAGAATGTTTGCTGAGCGGCTTGTCGAAATGCAACAGCCGGCCGAATCAGAATATGCGTCTCCCGTTGAGGGAATGTCGCAAATGGAGAAGTTTGTGGCGGGTATTGGAGCCGGAATGAGCCGCCCAGCACTTGCCGTTGGACAGCTTACCCCGGCTGTTTCTCAGGCCGACATCAATGAATATGAGCGACTCAATGCGCCCTTGATGGGAACAACCGCCGGAAAAGTTGGCTCTTTTGTTGGGGAAGCAGCGACGCTTCTTCCGTTCGCAATGGCTGCGCCTGCCACAATTCCGGGGGCTGCTGCGGGCGGCGCGTTAGTAGGCGGCCTTTCAACTCCGGGCGGACTTAAAGAGCGGGCGACTGGTGCGGCAATTGGCGGGGTTGCTGGTCCTGCGGCAGAGATTGGGGGCAGGGTTGCCAGAGGCGTTAGCCAGTTTGCGCGAAGCGTTGCCGAGCCGCTTTTGCCAAGAGGGCCAGAACGCATTGCAGCCAGAACCATTCAGCGCATGGCAACAGACCCGACCGCCGTCACAAGGGCAACTCAGTATCAGCCCGGCATTTCCGGATATCAGCCAACACTTGCGGAGGCCACGCTAGACCCCGGAATAGCCCAACTGCAAAGAGGGCTGCCGGAACCCGGAGGGCTTGCGCTTGCCGAGGAAGCTAACATCAACGCGGCAGTGCGCGGAATTCAGGATATCGCCCAGACTCCGCAACAACTTGAAGCTGCTATATCGGCTCGGTCAAAAGCCGCAACCCCCCTCTATACGGCGGCACGCAAAAGCCAAACCCCTGTAGATACCACAAGGACGGTTAACCTCATTGATAGGCTTTCTAAAGCCAATCCTTCAACACTTGGACCAAAACTTAAGAACATTCGAGAATCCCTGTTTATTCAATACGCGCCAGAGGACAGGGCGAGGGATGCTTACAAGGTATTAAATGATGCGCTTGCCGGAAGGAACGCGGCCGCGCCTGGCTCTTCTGAAATTAAAACCGTTCGCACAATCGTGGGCAGGGTGCGGGACGGGAAAATCACGGTTGACGACGCCTTGTCCCAGCTTAAGGGCCTAAAGCCAAAACGCGCTGATTTTAGCGACGCGCTGTCTCTGGCCAAAGACATATTGAAAACCCCTGACTATGTAATCCAGCAGGGGCCGCAGCAACTGATGGACGCCGCCGCACAGATTCAAGAATTGGCAGCGACTCAAGAAAACAAATACATCAGGCGAGAACTCGGGACTGTGCAAAAGTCTCTAGAAAGGCAAATAGCAAAAGCTGTTCCTGAGTTTGGTCAGGCCGAGAAGGTTTTCGCTCAAGCAAGCACTCCTGTTAATCAAATGCAAATCGGGCAGCAGCTTTACGAGAGCTTAGTTCCTCCGCTCGCTCAAGGCACTGAACTGCAAAGACTGACGCCCGCCGCATTCGCTCGTACTGTCGGAAACTTAGACGAAATTGCAAGAGCAGCAAGGAAAGGCCCGCGCGGAATTCGCGCTGCAAACGTCATGACGCCTGAGCAGATGAATACGATTGAGGCAACCCGGCAGGCCCTAGCAAGACGAGAGCAGGCAAGGATTCTGGGCGCTGCCCCAGGCTCCCCTACAGCGCAAAACCTAGCAACAGAAAACATCTTGCGCAGAACTCTGGGGCCGATTGGATTTCCCCAAACAATGCTTGATCAAAACATCCTCCCTTCTCTGCAAGGCGCGGCAACTGTCTATGGCAAAGGGCTTCAAGCGCTTGGCCTTGAAAAGCGAGTGCAAGAGGAGCTGACAAGGCAGATGACAGACCCCGCAAGAGCACTGGCTGCATACAATCAAATCGCCCCAGCGCAAGGCGGTAGAATGGGGCTGCTTGATTACATCACGCCGGCATTTACCTCTGGCGCTTTGGGCGCATATAACCCGTGATGGCCGAGTTCCACAAAGCCCATGCGTTCGTCGCCAAGTGGGAGGGCGGTTACGTCAACGACCCCGCAGACCGAGGCGGAGAGACTATCTTCGGAATATCCCGCAGAGCACACCCTCATTGGTCAGGCTGGAAGATGGTGGACGCTGGCGATAGGGACTCGGAAGCACTTAAGATCGACGCCGAGAAACTCTACCGCATGAACTACTGGGGACCGATTCTGGGAGACCAGTACCCATCACAAAAACTTGCTACTTTGGTTTATCAAGCTGCGGTAAACTGCGGGGTGACTACAGCAGTTAGGTGGCTTCAGAAGGCGCTAAACGCCAACGGGGCTAACCTGAAAGAAGATGGAAAAGTAGGGAACCATACCCTGCACGCGATTCACGAGGCCGAGTCGGCAACGTCAAAAGTGGTTGAGGACTTTAAAGCCTTTCAGAAGGCGCACTATTATGAGCTGGCAAACAAGCCAGACCAGAGGCGCTTTCTGGTTGGATGGCTCAACCGCGTGAACGCTGCGTGAGGACGGTATGGAATTATCGAGAGATATAGGGCGGCACGACGCCGAGATTGAAGCCCTCCAGAAAGAGATTGCAGAGCTCCGGCAAGAGATAAAGCAAATCAGCAAAATCTTGCATGAGGCCCGTGGCGGCTGGCGCACCCTGATGCTTCTAGGCGGGGCCGCTGGCGCAGTAGGCGCGGCCATTGCAAAACTGGCGCAGTTCCATTGATTGCTGACACTATTGCTGCGGTCTTTGGGAAGGTTCTTGATAAAGCCTTCCCTGACCCTATTCAGAAAGCCCAGGTTGCTGCTGAACTTGAGCGCCTTAAGCAGGACGGCGCTTTCCGGGAACTTGAGATAGCGATAGGCGCTATCAAGGCCGAGGCTGGAAGTTCCGACCCTTGGACCTCTAGAGCCCGCCCTTCCTTCCTTTATGTGTTCTACTTCATCCTGCTGGGCTTGGTTATCCTTGCTCCGGCAATCGGAATCATGCGCCCTGACGCTATGCGGGAATTTTTCCTGAATGTGAAACTGGGCTTTGAGGCAATCCCGGAAGCTCTATGGTGGACTTTTAGCGCCGGGTATCTTGGTTATACGACTGCACGAACATATGAGAAGGGCAAAAAATGAAACAGGGACTTTACGCCAACATTCACGAAAAGCGCGAACGCATTAAAGCGGGCTCTGGGGAAAAGATGCGAAAGCCCGGAACCAAAGGCGCACCTACTGCGGCTGCTTTCAAGGCCGCCAAGAAAGGCAAGAAATGAACGGAATGGGATTGCTTGACCCTCGCCTGAGCGCCTACCTGCAACGGGCTCAAATGAATCAGAACCCGCAGATGAGGCCGATGATGCCACCTCAGATGGGCGGAGGAATGATGCCTCAGATGCTCCCTCAAGGGATGATGCGCCCTGGAATGATGCGGCCAAATATGCCTACAAACATGGGCCAGTACGCGCCTCCAATGCCGAGGGTTAATGGTGTAGCCGCAAATATGCCCCCGCCGCAGAATTATTTCCCGGCACCGATTATTAGGTCAGACGGACTGAATTATTTCCCAGCGCCTATCATTCGGTCTGATGTTCCTATGGGGACTTTGAGGCCCGGCGCTCCGACGCGCCCCCAGCTTCCGGGCGATAGGACTATGTATACCGTCAACAGGCCCTTTGCAGTTCCGTGAGACCAGTCAATTACGAGAGCCTGAATAATTTCCGCGCAGAGTGGCTGGAGGCAAAGAAAAAAGGGTGGACTACAGAGCAGCTTTCTTCAAGGCTCGGTATCACCCTACGCGGGACATTCCAGAGAAGGCGTGATTGCGAGAAGTTTTTCGGTGATGGTCTGCCGTCGCTCGGGAAAAACATAAACCTACCGAACCTCGACCACCAGCAAATCCCGGTCGGGCGATACATCATCGCCTCCGACCTGCATCTCTGGCCGAATGTTCATTCCAGAGCCGAAGAGGCTTTCGTCAAGGTTCTTTCCTCCAATCACTTTGACGGGCTAATTCTGAATGGTGACGTACTCGATGGCCCTGCGGTTTCGAGGTACGGGAAACGAATGGCGGAGGATATCCCCCACATTGTCGATGAAGTGTCTAATGCCCAAGCTCGGGTGCGTGAGTACGTCAAGGCTTCAAAGAATAAAAAGCTCACGCGCCACATTATCCGAGGGAATCACGACTGGAGACTGGAGAACTACCTCCTGAACAACGCGCCAGCAGTCGAAGGGCTGCCAGGCACGCAGTTAGAGGACATTTTCCCGGACTTCGTGATTTCCATGTCTGCCAACATCACTGACAGGATTGTGATTAAACACCGATGGCACGCCGGGGTGCACGCCGCCTATAACAATGCTGTTCGGTCACATACTGCCGCGATGGTCACTGGAGACACGCACAGGCTCCAGTTGACGCGATACGCCGCCTATAACGGGGTAGCCTATGGGGTAGAAACTGGCTTCCTAGGTGACCGCTACGGGCCACAGTTCTCCTACGGTGAGAACAATCCACAGAATTGGTGCGAAGGCTTCTGTGTTCTGGAGGTGGAGGACGGAGAGCCGCACGTAGAGCTGATTGATTGCTCTCGAAAGAATCCCAGATTCATGGGGAGGTCGATTCATGGGCGTAATTGACATGGAGGATAGAAGGCGAAAGAAAAAAGAATTTGGCTCCTATGCCTGCGGTGAGTGCGGCTTTGAAATGTGGGCGCTATGGACAGACGGTCGAGTTACTTGCTGCAACTGCGGGGCCATGGCTTCCGACATCGTTACCAATCTTTTGAAAGATTCGCCGCCCAGCGAACATTCGTAAATCCTAACTGGGTCGCGAAAGGCTCAGGGATGAAGTACCGAATCCGGTGGTCATAGACTGCCCCGTTTTCATCAACAACGTATGTTTTTACCGAAGCCTGCTTGCGAACCCCGGCGTTAGGGTCTGTCTTTTTACCTCGCCAGTCCTTCCAAGGGTCCGGGGGCGTATCCACAACTTTCATGCGCCCACGAAGGAGTCCGGCGTGTAACCTGGCGCACTCCATCGCCTCTGCATCCCCTTCTTTCCGAGTCGGGAAGCGGTAACCGAGGCTTGCACTACCCCCGGTCACCTTAGCCAGCATGGGGCGGTAGATGGTGTCGAAGAAGTATTTAACGTCCTTCTGAAATTGGGTGAGTGCAATCATGTCTGTTTTCTTTCGTTGGTTACTTTAGTCCACAGTCTTATCACGTGTTCCCAAGACTTCCGGTCACAGTCGTGACCCAATGGATGAAAAGAATCTCCCCGTTTGCGAGACTCATCGTCCCGCACAACCTCTTCCTCAATATCGCGCTGGATGATTGTCTTAGTGTTTTCGCTTAGTTCATTCCACGAGCTAATCAAAAGATTGCAAAAGTCGGACACAGCGTAGGACGTGCGACCCACATAGTATCTAGTCGCGCCGACCCACAGCGTGAGTTCATTCTGTGGTGATAGTTTGTTTTCGAATGAAATCATTCGCAAAGTCCATACAAAGACGAGCATGCGGCCGGGTCGGACTGCTTGAGCAAGTCGTACTGCACTCCGCCTCGGCTTGTTTTTGACCATTCCGCAAAAACATGCACGTTCGCTCGCTCTTGGGTCGTTTCGTCGTTGTCTAGAATTCCAATATTTGAGGCCGCAAAAAACGTGCTTGATCCTATCTTGCTGGCCTCCGAAACCATTCTCTCCCACTCGCGCACCCTCTCAAGCTCCTCCGGGAAACGCAACGCTATTTCCCGCAACTCATCTTTGCGACAGTGAATGCAGGGCATGCACCCGACCCGGCCCATTCCCTTGGCGTAGAGCGGGTTCGGTTGAATTGAGTGCTTGCGGTGCATGGCGAACACCTCATCGACGCTCCAGCGCAGGAGCGGCCGGTAGGCTATTACCCCAACATCAAGCGGCTCGCTCTCGGTCAAGACTGAGCGAGCGCGCGATTCGTCGGCCCGCACGCCCTGCCAAGACCACACTTGGCGCTCGGCTTTCAGTAGCGGCAACACAACTTGCTCGGTAATCGGGAGCACCTTTAACTCTTCGGTGCAGAAGCGCGCTTTGGCCGATGGAAACCGCCCTTTCCACAAACAGAGATCTAAAAACGGATTCCCGGTTGGCTGTAACGCTGCAACCGCGCGCTCGATGCGATCGGCTGACACGCCTTTGTTAAGCCAATGCGCTTTGATGTATTCCCGTTTCGCGGCGATCTGCCTAGAAAAATCGGCACGCACCCATCGGATAGGCTTGCCAACAGCCCCCTCTAAATACCGGATGTAATCATAGGTGAGCGGGTGCTCGTGCCCGGTGTCTGCAAACACCGCAATAGGATCAACCCCACGCTCAATTGCAAGCAATAGCAAAGCCGTCGAGTCTTTGCCGCCACTCACAGAAACGACATGCGCTGTGCTCGACTGATTAGCAGAGACAGGTCCATCGCCAAAGTCAAAAAAAGTTGTCATCTTCCTTCCACTACCCTCAACAAAAATTTGATTCTGCTGACACAGTTCCATCGGTCCGAAATATATTCAAGGTGTGCCCTCACGTCACCATCTGGATATGCAGGTGGAAAAGCATCAACTTCTTCTCGATCAGTGGCACGAAACCATTCCAATCTTTTCTCAAGATGCTTTTTGCACTTCGCAAAGTGATACAGGTCTCTATGCCTTTGGAACCTTTTGAAAGCCAGGTTGATATTGCGATTGATTTCTTCAGGTCTCATTCTTTCCTCCTCAAAATCTCTGGTGTTCCGTAGCCGGAGCCGCATCCGGAGCCGCAGCCATCGCCGGAGCTGTAGCCGTCACCGTAGCCATCGCCATCGCCACCGCCGTGGCCATCGCCGTAGCCGTCACCGTAGCCGTCGCCGTAGACGAAGCCGTATCCGTAGCCGGAGCCGTAGCTGTCACCGTAGCCATAGCCATCACCGAAGCCGAAGCCGGAGCCGTAGCTGTCACCGTAGCCATAGCCATCACCGAAGCCGAAGCCGTAGCCGTGGCCGGAGCCGTCACCGGAGCCTTTTCCTGCCGGTAGGAAGTTCATCACGCTCCCCAGTTGTCGGAAACAGGCACCGAGAAAATTTCAGACTGAGCCGGAATCTCGACCCGGTTCTTCATCTTCCGAAGTGTTACTTTGTCGTCTTTTGGATTTGCGATCACGCCGTCAAAGCCAATCGACTCCCACCTGAAAACCCATACCGCGTTGTCCAGAAAAATTCTATTACCTTCGCGCGTCACATCGCCCGCAAAGATCCAACCGCGATCCACAACCACCACCGCGCGCGTGCCCGCAGCACGAACAACCGGCGCGTACTCGACACCATCAATAATTACATTAGCCATTTTCATTTCTCCCCCTTGGTTACAAATGTGACGAGCATGCTTGGGAACGGTGCGGAATTCTTGACCCCACCGAACTTCAAACGCCCGCGCAGGAACTCTACTTTGCCGTGCGGAAAACACAGCTCGTGAAACCACTTGGTGTCCGTCCGCGCAGGTAACAGACAGACGACAAGACTGGCCGTGGTCCGTGAAGCGTGAAGCGCTTTGTCGATCCACAGTCCAATCTCCCTGCCATAAGGCGGATTCATCCACACCCGCCCTGACCATTCCTGCGACAATCCGTCCTGTTCCTTAGTGAAGTACTGCGCGCATTTCGCATTCTGAGGTGTGGCGCACACGTCCAAAGTAAAGTGATGCACCGCGTCCAGCCTGTCGAATAAATCCTGTGGCGTCGCCCACTCAGGTGTAGCGCTGGTGAATAGCCCGGTGTTGATCATCCTTCCTCCTTCTTAACCAAGCTCGGCATCAACTCCACAAGAATCTTCGCGCACTCTAGCGCCACCTGCCGGTGCTCCTTTTGGGTGGATGGATCGGTGCGAACATCAAGGTAGTGAATCCACGAGCGGACGCTGCCGTTCATATACAGCACGCTCTCCATCATCCCTTCAGGCAGCAACGCCCGTGCGACCTCTTTTGCAATGCCGTTTTCCCTCGCCCACTTGTAGCCATCAAGTGCTGCTTTGATGATTTCGTTCTGGTAGGCATCCCACCTCTGCTGCAACTCCGGGCCGACGCCTTCGATAGAATTCTGTCGGTTCTTCGGGTCGTGCAATCGCGCTTCGCGGAACACATATCCCAGCATCGTCGGGTCGGAGTAACGCTGACTGAACTCCTGAAAGCTGAAGCTCCGGTGCCGTAACATCTGTCTGGCGATGTCCCGGGTGGTTTTGACCTCCATACAAACATTCACCATCTCGAACGGTGACCAATGTTTGTGGTCGATCAAGTATCTCAGCAACTTGTCCGCTGTCTCGTGGCTGTTCTGGTTTTGCGGGTTACTCACCCGCGCACAGTAAGCAATCAGCTGCTCTGGGGCCATGATTCCAAGCGGCGTGGTAGTGTATGAGATTAGTCGTGCGTGCATGCCCATAGCTCCTCCTGTTCGTAGTACCCCGCCATACGGTCCGCTTCATATTCCAGAAGGTCCCGCGCGTCCTGTTCAATCTCTTCGATCTCCGCGTCCGTCAGGTCGTAAACCTTCTCTCCGTCCATGAACACGTCGAAGTCGAGGAAGCCCTGCTCCTCGGGATACCACGTGTCCGGGTGGCCCGAGAACTGCCCGGGACGGTCCGGGCAGTAGGCGGTGATGACGACGGTGGCGGGCTCGCCGCGCAGTGTGATGTCAAACTCCATGACGTATCTCCTCGCGCTTCCACAGGTTCTCGGCGGAACGCCGTGCGTGCAGGGCAAAGCCAGCGCAGATAGTTTTGCCAAGCTCCATGAGCCCTGATTTCTTGTCCATGTCCAGTTCCGGGTCGTAGAGGTCCGCGACCATGTTGACGAGGTCTACGGGAGATGTGTTGAGCATCTCGATCCTACCTTCGCGTTCGGTCCAGTCGGAGATGATGTAAGCCTGCTCCTGACGGTGGAGCTTGTTCCATGAGCCGCGGCCCTCGGCCAGTGCGCCGCGTGCAACAGTTTCCCAGTTCATGCGTTTTCCTTTCTGTCTTTCTTTGCGTAAACCATATCGAGCATTTCTTCGACATGGTCTCGTTTGCGCCAAGGGCTGAGGCCCTTGAACCATCGAACGTTTGCTTCAGAGGGAAGAAATCCCCAGGCCTCCACGAACAATGATGGGTAGTGTCTGTCTTCCACGTGCAGTCTCCTGTATCACGCCGGGATGGCGTGGAGCGAATTGTGCGACCGGTCGCAGGCCGCTGTCAACACAAAAAAACGCCCCCGTAAGGGGGCGAGGGCCGGGCTACCCGGCAGGGGGACACTCGGTCAGAGTTTTGATAAGTCGGGATAGATACCACTGCGCTTTGCGGAGGTCCTCGACACCATTCTTGTCCTTCCACCGCCAGACGTACTTCACGACGTTGGCGGTGCACACCGCCTCGAATCCATCCAACCGTTCGACCACCGCCTGGATGGCGTCAATGCACTCGATGCCGCTCAAACTCTGGTAGTGCGCGGGGCGGTTTACGTTGTCGATCGGCATTGCGTGGTCGCCGAGCACTTGCCAACGGTCTGGTTCTTCAGACATAACTTTTTTCACTGAGGAAGTTCTCCCAACGGTCTGGCATCTGCAGGTCATTGATTAAGTATTGAAGCGCGCTGCGTAAAGTGTCGATGTCGTCCTTGAAACTCCCGAGGCCAAGGTTGCATGGCGAACACAATAGCCCTCGCACGCGCTTGGACGAGTGACAATGGTCCACGAACAATCGTGAGCGAGAGGGCGGCTTCTGGCAAATCTCACACACCCCTCCAACACTTGCGATCATGTGCTGCAGCTGGTCGGAGGTTATGCCGTATCTGCTTTTCAAATCTTCCTCGGAGCGTTTCTTCTTGGCCTCTGGGCCACTTCGGTATTTTGCGCGTAAATATTTTTGGCAGACTTTGCATGTGTACTGTTTGCCGAGTGCTCTGGTTGATGATGCGAAGAATTCTGTGAGAGGTTTTATTTCGTGGCAGTAACCACAGCGTCTTTTATTTTGTAGTCCCAAAACGTTTGTCATATGAGCGAAGACCTCCGAGCCCTAAGAGCCCGAGCAAAATCACGATGAGGTCCCCCAAGTCCACGGCTGGGATTGGCGTGGAATTTCCCGCGAGCAACAGCACCCATCCCGCCAACGGACGCCCGATGTAGTGCCAGGCCAGCGCACATCCACACACCCAGCCGACGAAAGGTCGCCAACGCGAGGTGAAGGGGTCGGTGCTGGCTGCTTCGACTTTGTTGACATCGGCCTGCATCTGCATGGCCTGGATGTCTGTATCAAGTTGTTTGAACTCGCCGGCCTGCTTCATCTTCTCCAGCTCGAGAAGCGCAGCGGCCTTTTGTGCAGGGTCTGGCCATGCACGGTCGATGATTTTTCCGACGACGCCCGCGATTGCGTCTGCGATCATGCCATGTTCCCGTAGCGCAGGCTGAAGTGATTGCCGTCCTGACGGCGGAAGTCTCCGCCCCACGCACAGTCAGGGTGAAGAGACTTCCAGTACTTGCCGAGCGGCGCATAGGCCGCAGTGTCGGTTTGGTATTTTTCTTTGATGAACAGATTCAGGTCGATGGCCAGACGTTCGCAGTGCAGGCTGGTGGCCGAGCCGATTCCACGCTCCGCGTATATCTTCGCCGCCTCGGGAGAGCGGTATGCATCGCCCACGGTCAACTCAAACCCGTTGTCGTATGCCCAGATGATGAGCTTGCCGACGTAGAGCGTGAAGCGCCGCTGCCGCTGTCCGAGGGTCTCGATCACTTACGCTTCTTAGCTGTCTTTTTGGACTGACGGAACGCCTTGTCCGTCGGGGAGCCTTTGCTCCCTGGAGCGCGCATCTTTTCGCCGGAGCCCGCGGCGATGCGGGCTCGTTTGGCGTGGATGTTGGCGTACAGACCTTTGCTCACTCGCGTGACTCCAGAAGGCCTTTCTCCCTGGCGAACGCGATGACATCTTCCGGACTTTGAAAGTCCGGAAGGTCTGCGCCACGTTCACGAAGGGATCGAAGCAACGAGATGTACTCGTTCATTGTAACGCTGTCGTCCGACTGACCACGGCCCATGGGCCGTGGGTCTCGCTGCTCTGGCATTACTTCTTCCCTCGTGTCGGCTTGGCCATGCGGCCACGCACTGCTGGTTTAGTCGTGCGCCCCCGCCCTGCGGGCTTGGCCATGCGACCTTGCGCTGCGGCCTTTTTCTTGGCCTCGCCGCCCTTCCTGAAGCGCGGCAGCGGCGTCCCAAACTGCTGCAATTGCTGCAACTGCTCCTGCGTCAACGGCTGCGGCGGCTGATACTCCATTCTCTGCATCCCCTGCATCGACTGCTGTTGCATTGCTGGGTCCATTCGCTCTTGCGGGGGCATATCTATCGCGCGAGGTGACGACCCGACCATCTGCATCCTTCTCTGCTGTTCTTGCGGACTTACTTCGTGAAAAAGCCCCTGCTCCTGAAACTCCGGATAATAGGTCCGACGACCTTGCGCCGCGCCCAATCCCTGCATGCCCTGCCGCTGCTGCATCATCTGAGCGTACTGCTGCATTGCCGGGCTCATTCCCTGCGGCATCCCCTGCGGCTGCGGCGGAGTGCGAACAGGGCGATTCATTGGAGGGGTAATTCCCGGAATATTGAGCCGAGGCGGGGGAGTAATCACCGGTTGATTCATTGGCACCGGGCGAGGCCGCGAGTTCGGGGGAGACATCATCCCCCCGCCGTTGTTGGCGATCATTGAGCCGCCCGCTCCCTGCTGCATCGCCTGAAGTCGGGCCATCTGCGCCCTGTACATCTGTTCTGCCTGCGCGGGAGTTGTACCCGGAGGCGGACGCAGGAAAAAGTCTCCTCGCTCGTTCCTGACGTAGTTATTTCGATCTGCTCCGAGAGACTGTTCAAACTGAGCAGGAGTTACAGGCATTCCACGGCCCATGCCGCCGGAATTATTGGGAATTAGCCCGCCGCCGTTGTTGGCGATCATTGAGCCGCCCATGCCCGGACGAGGCGTCATGCCTTGGCGCGCCAGCATTCCACCCAAGAAACCGCCGGAGGCGGAACGCGCTGCAGGGGTAGCCATGCTGGCGTTTCGCCGCTGGGCCTCTGCCCTATTCATGCCCGCGCTCTGGCCGTAGGCTTGCCTCATTTGTGGGGCAGTCATTCCCGGCGTTATCGTGGGCCGCTGCATTCCAACGGTCGCCGTGGGATTGGCACGAGGGCTGCCCATTGCGGGGCCGCCAACCTGGTACTTCTTCACCGTCTTCCCGGCAACGGTCATCGGCTTCTTAGCCGCTACGGTCTTCTTCTTAGCCGCTACGGTCTTCTTCTTAGCGGGCGCGGCCTTGGTGGTGCGCTTCGCCATCATCGGCTTCTTGATCATGTCTGATTTCCTTTCATCGTTTGGTACGCCGAGGACGCGACATGCGGCCCACTGGCTTTTTCTTCTTCACAAGACCGCCGCCCCGAAGGC